CGCTGCCGTCCACCAATGCAGGAAGTCCAGCGCCATTGGCAACGCGGAAACCAATGACGGGATCACCAGCTGTGGGCTTGTTGTTTCCAGCAGGGCAGACCAACTGGGAACCAAGGAAGGTCAGCACTTTGCCAGGTTGTTTGAAATTCTGACTCATAACTCATTTCTCCTAAATTTTAGATTGGTTGATTGGCAGTTGTTGGTGTGCTGACTTGCTACCTGCGGCCAGCGGCTGCGATTGCGCTCTCTTCCTTGGACATGCCAGGCAGCTTTGCGAAGGACTCCTGGAGCTTGGTTTGGGTCGCAGCCTGCGCAGCATCGTCCGTGCTGCTGTGGGACTCGCCCATGTTGGTGACGCCAGTGCGAGTGCCGGCGGCAGGGTTCAGATCGGCAATGTACTTCTTTTCAGCAACAATTGCCTCTGCCATTCCGGTGACCTCTGTGGCCTCTTTGAACTGTGCCTTCAATCGCGTCTGTGCGGCATCAGGCAGTTTGCTTTCCGTCAGGAGCTTCGCAAGCTCGGCAGCCGCAGCTACCTTCTTGGTTGCCTTCTCTGACTCTTGAACCTTCAGGTTTGCCGCAGTCAATGCATCCTGCGACTCCTTCAGTTCCTTCTCCAACTCTGCGACGGTCTTCATATTGCTATGCTCCTGTGTGATTTTGGATTCGATCAACTGCACGAGGTCTGGGCGTCTCTTGCTCAGCTCCGCAAGGTTCACCAAGTCCACGTCATTTCTGTCCTCGCTGCGATCTGCTTCAATTGTTTCTACTCGACCACCAGCTCCGGGATACGTCACAAAGTCAACGCTCCGGGCAGCAAGGAAACTTTCGACAACGTTCGTTCTGACGCCACCCACTTCATCCTCGTGAGCTTCGCCAATTGCCCTGATGCTGATTCCCATCTCGCCCAACAGCTTTGAATCTGCCAGGTTATCGAGTTTGGTCTTGAATGTCGGATCAATCACGACAGCCTCACCCATGATTGTGCCGTCTGATTCCACCCAGGTCTTGGTCAGGTTTGCAACCCATTGATTGACATCACCCTCTGGGCGCGCCTTCTCCTCGACCGTGGTCTGGTGATTGACAAACATCTTCGCACCCTCAAAGACCTTGTGACCCTTCTTGAGTGCACTCTCCGTATAGAACCTGGACTTGCTGGTATTGAACCCAGGCTTAATGACGGTGATGGTGAGCTTGCCTGTACTCCGGTTATACGCTGACTCGCCCAATTGCATCCCAGTTGTGACCGGAATCCGCCCAGACTCCTTCACAGGAGCATAGCAGACCTCGACCTTGACTGGCGTGCCCAATGAGACAGCGTCTTTGTTGATGGTGTACTTGATGCTGAACAGACGGCCATTCATGCTATAGATTGCGACATTGGGATACAAGTCCACAATGTACGCATAGTCATTCATGTCACAATCACCGTCCCCATCCAAGTCCATATCAGCACCCTTGCGAATCTGGGTGTTGAGTGCGGCATAGACTTGGTTGCTAATGGATGTGTAGCTGTCTCCACGGGACAGGTTTGCTTCCTCCAGCAAAGTACCATCTGCGAGTTTGTAACGTGTTGCCATCAATCTCCTCCTGAATCTGGCGGTCTTGCACCCACAATAGCACAACGGCAATTCGGGTGCGCAGGTGGAGCATCATCGCCGCTGCTGAAGCTATCATCAACTGGTATTGCGCCTTCCTCTGCATTGTCAGAGCAGATCGGACAAGGGTCATCCACAGGCATCCATTTCTTGTACTTGATGCCGAGTGAATCCATCTTCTCCAAAGCAGCAGTGCTGAAGGCGTCATTCATTTCTGTCGTTGCGATTGACTTTGCTCGACTGACGCTCATGTCCATCACAGTGCTGCGAAGCAAACGTCCAAGGCCATCAACCCCCAACTGATCTTCAATCCCAGTCGCAATTGCTTCCTGAAGGAGGTCGAGCGTGGTTTTGTTCAGACCTTTGATCAATGACCCTGAAGAGGTAGCTGCATAATCAGCAGCACGCTCTCCTGATGGCCCCAACTTGTCCATTGGACTGCCGCTGATCTTGACCTTTGTCTTTGCCTCCTTCAAACCATCAACAGAATGAATATGAAGATTGTTCCATCCTTCCTTATATGCCAACAGCAGGTTGGTTGAAAGAATCTCCAACAACAGGGGCTGAAGACTGCGCAAGGTTCGCCTGATCTTCATTTCCGCGGTGTGCAGGGCAACTGGCTGATGAGCTTGTGTAGCAAGGTTCGCCAGATCGTCAATTGGCAAGGAGGTAGCCAACAAACGAAAATATGCAGCCAACTCTCTGGTGCAGACTCGCTCTCGCTTCATCCCCACCACACCCATTAGGCCAGGTTTGTGGAGAGACTCGACTAACTGTGTGACTGTTTCCAGGATCATGACAGCACCTCAGCGACTTTGTTCAGCGCAGCAGTCAGCTCTTCTGCCTCCTTTGCCTTGAGCTTTGTCATTGGTGCGCCGGCAGCAGCACCCTTTGCGATTGCATCGTTGGCTGCCTTCTCCTTGGCATCGTTCTCAGCCTTCAGCTGTTTGCGCACGACACGGAGCTGTTTCAGAACATCCTCGACATTTGGTACTTCCAAAGAGGTCAGCACCAGCGTCAGCACCTCATCGCTCTCCGCAATCTCTGGCCACAGGCCAGCAATCGAGGTCAGGGCTGATCCAAGAGCAGTGAGATCAGAGTCCAGAATTGGCGGAAGCTCAATGGTAAGCTTGAGGTCTTCAAGAGCATCATCAATCCCATCATTGCTGTCTACATCCATGACGATAGTGAAGATGTCAACCCAGGCATCCTTCCAAAGCTCTTGATAGGAGTAGAACATCTTGAGCATAGGAAGCTCCATCGCAGTTGCTGTTGCGAGGTTCCCTGTGCTTGGGTCACCAAAGTAATGAAGCATGATGCCTGTGCCAGAACAGATCATCAGCTTCAGCTGGTTGCCGTCCTTCTCAGAGTCCCCAGCACCAGTCATTCGCGGCGCAGCTTCCAAGTCCAATGCTTGGTTCTGAGCGAAGGTTCCACCTGGAGCTGGTTGTGGTTTCTTCTCAACAGTTGAGGCAGGCGTGCTGGCATAGGTGCTCTCGACCCTGGCCTTGATCGCATTCAGTGTTGCCTGTCCACCTTTAGCAGTGAGCTTGTAGGCGTACTTGCTCAAGGCCTGAGTGATGGCAACACGAGCTTCCATAAACCTGCGGTGCTCTCGACTCCAATCAACCACAGAACTAAGCAGACCATTCCCGCGTTGATGGACGCAATCAAAAGGAAGATGGTAAACAACAACATCATCCTCAAAAGAGATGTTCTCATTCATGAACACCTTCTGCTGCTCTCCCAACGCACGATCTTCATCATCAGCCGTCCAATCTGCGTAATAGACAGCCTTGCCTTGGGTACCATTTATGCCAGGGATGGCCCTGCGATAACCAAGAATATGCTCAGAGTCCTCCGGGTTGGTGATGATGTGAGTGATCTGGATTGGGTCGATGCAGCGGATGACCTTCTTACCATCAATCATGAACACAGCAAAGAATATCTCGCCATCAATCAAGAGCTTCTTGCTGAGCTTACGCTGACCTTCAGAGCTTGTCACCCTCCGGTTGCGCCTGTCCTTCATAAAGGCAGTTATGGCCGTCTGCGTCGCAGCATCCTCGCTGGCAAAGGTTATCCCAGTGCCCAAGGCATAATCCGTCCAAAGCCTGACAGCTTGCTTGGCGAGAGGATCACGCAGCCAGTACAACCGGGACTTGCCGACCAATACTGTACGGGTCTGCGAATCATTTTCTGGTGTGAAGTAGTTCTTGTTGTTTAGCCATCCGCGATCATCCAGCGCCAGCTCGATGTCAGCCCTGGTGTATGCCTCCCGGAGTTCAGGAGATACTTCCAGCAAAGCTCCAGCAAGCTCTGACAGGGTCATCCCTTCTGCCTGCTGTTGCCTCTGCCGGCCAAACTCCATGCCAAAAATCTTCATATGCTCTCCTACCAGTTTGAGAACTGAGCTTCAGCCTCATCCAAGTCTTGACTGATTTGAACCTCTGACGCCATGTCAACAACGCCCTGCTCCTCATGGATGCGGAGTATTGCTGGCTCGTGTCCATATCCTGTCGCATCCCAACCGTGGTTCCACTTATCTACCACAACAGGGAGAATGTCGCCTGTGAGCCTATCAACCTTCCACTTCCACAGTCGAGCTTCATCAATCATGTGCTTCATCATCGGATGCTTATCATCCTCAGGATGAATGATGATCTGCTCAAAGCTGCGGAAGTACTGAATGCGATCTTCAACACAACCAGGCCACTTTGTGCAAGAAACAATGTTCAGGTCGAAGTCTTCAGCCAAGTGAGCTATGGTCTCAGGTCGAGCACAATCAGCGCGAATGATATGGCTGCCTGCTCCTGGGATTGTGCGGATGAGCTCATTCAACTCCTTGTTCTTGAGGCCATGACCAAAGACTGCGTGCTCAATGTAGAGGATGTTGTTATTAATCCAGCTCTTGGTTGTTGCAGCTGGGTCTGTGCTGAATCCGAAGTCCTGACCAAAGTATGGCCCATCCCAGTGCTTCTCATCAGGCTCAAATGCCTCGACCTTCCAACGACCCTTCAGAATCTGCGCATCAGAGCGAACATTGCACTTGCCACCCCAAACGTGCTCAGCAGTATCAGGATCAATCTTGTAGGCGTAATCCTTCTCAATACGCAGCTCTTCAGGGAACCACTTGTTGTCCTGCCAATTGATCTCGACAACCTGCGTGCCTGGAGGCCAGCTATCTGGTGGCCCACCAAACATAACGTGCGTTGGGTCTTTTTCATCATCAGGGTTATAGCTGACCCAAATCTCGCTCCCAGGTTTGCGGATGGTTGGGATGATGACTTTCCAAGATGCCTTGCTGATGTTCTCCGCTTCCTCAATCCAGAGGATGTCTGCGCCTTCCATCGACTTGATAGACTTGATGTTGGTGTGCAGACCCACAAAAATGAACTCTGTGCCATTCTTGCCAGTGATGTGAGTGTCAGTGACGCGATAGAAGTGCGTCAGGTTCATCCTTATGATCTGCTGTTGGAGAAGGCGGTGCACGGACTCGGCAATGGACTTTTGATACTCTCTGGCGCAGACAATTAGCAACTTCCGCTTCTTGCCCTTCAAGAGCAGAGCACGGGCAATGCTCCAACTCTTTGCGCTGCCTCGACCTCCCTTTGCCACTTTGTAGCGCGATGGACGCCACAGCATCTGGAGCTTTGGAGGAAACTCGTAGTACGCCATCGTCACTCCTTAGGCTTGGCGGGTTCTGCGGGTGGGTCTGAGAAGATGACAATGATCTCATCGTCAGCAGGTTCAATTGGGCTGCCATCCGGGTTGCAATGAGCAACATTGTCGGTGAACATCTTGTGATGACGACCAAGTAGCTCAAGTGCGCCCTTCCTGTCTAGCTTGAATTTGACCTTCTTGACGTTGCGCTGCGTATCGTCTGATGCCTTACCTTCCTGATACTCATCCACAGTCAGCTCGACAATCGCATCAAGCTCATCGTCTGTGGCGGTCGAGAAGTCAAAGTACAGTTGACCATCATCAGTCTTGCGGGCAAACTTGCTCATGCCAGTGAAGGCCAGCTTCGCAAGCTCTCTGACGATGCGTTCTGTAGTAACATCGTACTTCTCGCAGAACCTCTCAATGTGTGGCTGAATTGCAGCCTGTACTTGCGGACGGCGCAGCAAACCGGAACCCATTGATGCTGCGGTTGCTTCAGTAGCACCCATCAACAAAGCAGCTCTCTTGGCATTGCCCTTGCCTTGTGTCTCCATCAGGGTCTGAACATAGGCTGAGACAAAATGCCTCTCCCTCGCAGTCAGCCCATCTGAGCCAACACGCCGTCTGATATTCTTCCCAGCATTGCGCTGCTTCGCTTCCCGCTTCACTATTGGTGTTTTTGCCATGGTGAAAGTCCTCTCGATACTCCAACGTGATTGCTTGAACATTGCCGCAGTCTGGGCAACACAGCGGTGCCCTCAGTGCTCTGATAAGGACACCGCAAGAAGGGCAATGAACCTCGAATGCCCGCACAGTTACCTCCGGCGGATGGCCCACTTGATGGCAGCAGGAATCTTGTCCAGTGCGTCAGTGAGGTGGTGGTACTCAGATGCGGAGAGTTTGATGATGACCTGCGTATCGTGGACAACGTAGCCACGGAAGGCACGATAGTGATCGCGCAGCCAGTCCCACAGGTTGTACTGCAATCTGTCTTCAAAGTAGGTCGTCAGACCCGCTCCAAGCAACAGTGTGCCGAGAGCCAACAGCAGCGCATGAGGGATGCTCATGTTGTTTCCTCCTTATTGATTGTTTGGGAATGATGAGCGGAGAAGGGCAGCATCAGCCGTGGACTCCTCCGCTCTGGCCGGCAACGATTGGGCCTAGGGATGCTTGATGGCAGCAATGGTCACAGCGACAACGGAACTGAAAGTGAAGTTCATTTTGCCGTTGCCATCGTTGTACTCATTCTGCGGGAATGGGCCCAGGATGGTGGTCTTGTTCAGGTTGAGCACAATCACCTGCGTGCCGGTACGACCGTGCGAACATGGTGCCTGTTGCAGGGTGATGGTGCAGGCGGTGGCGCCAACGGTAATGGCCAGCAAGGTCTGCCCGTCATTGGCAAACAAGCTGGGTGTGGTTGCGGCAACCTGGCCGCCAGTAAGGTCTAGTCCAGTGGCGCTGTTTTTGCCAGGGGCTGCGATTGGAATGATCTCTGCCATAATGCTATGCTCCTCTTCTTGACGCTGAAATTGTTCCTTTGCCTTGGCAACCAGGGCAAGTAATCGTCACCACAGCGAAGGTTCTGTCAACAACTTTGATTTGTCTCTGCCCAAGACACTCCGCGCATTCGACTCTGACATGCTTACAACCTCTCGACCCGACATTGGGTTTGCCAGGTCTTGCTCTGCTGGCCCTCATCCCTGCACCAACCTCACCATCTGGCGAACATTGTACCCAGCACTCATCCTCGACTTCCAAACATAGCCGTTAGACAAGTGCTCGACAATAGCGTTGACTCCGTCAGCTTCCAGAGCATAAGCCAGGTCGCTGACTACGAGGTTGATTGCCTTGGCGGTCGAGATGTGCTTGTGCTGCTTATGGTTGGGGATGATGCCATGAAGGTGGAATGCTTTGACCTCTTCCTGGCTCAGTACGCAGACGCCGTGTGGCGAGCAAGCCATCAGTGAGCCACCTCAATCTCTTCCACAGGGTGAACTTCCCACCAGTTATGGCCAGGCAGCTCCGCATCGTAACGGCTAATGCCGCGCACTCTGAGATGATCGCCCAAGTGAGGTCGTATGAATACTTTACCATTGGGCTTGAGCTCTGGGATGACCTCGACCACAACGCAATGATGTACGTCCATGGTCTTGATCTTGGCATCGTCACAGAGTCTAATGTGCCAATCACCGTCATCCTCTTGAGTGATGTAGGTGACATAACCCTCGACCTCGATGTGAGTATGAACGTACTTCCAGTGTGCCGGATTGTCTGTGGCAAGCTCTGCGATCTTAGCCTTGTGGTAAGTCCTCTTCTGCTGCGCCTGGAGGAGGCAACCGGAACTAAACGCGCTGACGCAGATCAACAGCAATGTCGGCAGCACCAGGCTGAGGTTACTTGCCCGGAGCGTGCGGTGTGGAAGTCCCAACCCATCATTGACGAGGTTGAGTATGGCTTGATCGTTGGCAGGGTTGTGGTGCGGGTTTGGTTTGCCGCGCATCGTGATTGTGATGCTGTCTGGACTAGCATCGATGTGCTGACGATTGACGACCACTTCCTTGAGCCACTCTTGGAGGTTGTTCATAGGCACCAATCCCTTCTTGAACACTTCGCTGAAGCTCTCAGTGCCTCAGAACTGCTCTTGGTTCAGAGCGTAACTGCCTTGGTGTGTTCGACCTCGACCGTTACGGGATTGCGTTGTTTTGCTTGGCCTGAGGGAGAGTCTCTGGCCTAGGTGGTTGGAAAGTCAAGCAACTAACTCCGCAGTTGGACAATTCATTAGCATTTCTGGTTTAAAATCCTTTGCACCGGGGGGTCATCGAGGATTCAACAAGTTACGTGAATCGAAGCTCGACCCGCTTATAAGACCCCAAAACACCCGATGACCCCTGCATCGGGATTCCCAGGGATTTCACCGCTTCGCCGCTTCGCATCAACCTAAGTTGTTGAACCGGAAGCTGTCTAACTGCGAAGCGCCATCACTGATAACTCCGCTTCTAACTCGCTTCCATCGCTTCGCTCAGCATCTATCTTGTTGATTCTTTGTCAACCTCTATTCCGGGTGCAACACAAAAGTCCCGTTGATATGGTCATGGGGTGTTTTGGGTTACCTCTAAGCGGGTCGAGCTTCGCTCCGGGAGAGCCGCAAACGGGAATCTCGCAGCTGACAAGTAAATCTCTTCCTTTTACGGTCGAGAAGAGAGACAATCCTTACTCGCCGCAAATGGCAACCGTAGCAAAGTACGTGGCAGTCCTAGCTTCATCCTTTGCTGATGATGGAGTGAAGGGTACTCAAGGCATCCATGGCTGCTTTCTATAATGGATGCAGATTTTATATAAGACTGTTGGGCTGAATGCTCTGACCAGGAGGATTTACTATGAACCGTTAGTTAAAGGGTTTGCACAATTCGGCTGGGCAACCTAGTAGGACAAGGGCTGGCGTTAACCTGACGCTGGCCCTGTTCCTTTTAGCAGAGGCTGACGACAAGAGTCCGGCACAGATTGCCTAGCGTAACTCTAGATTGCATATCTAATGCGGAGTAAAAATCATCGTCAGCCTCAACAACCAATAAAGGAAACAAGTCAATGGCAACAAAGCGCAAGCAATTCGATCAGCCGTTCAATCCTCGCATCCCTCCTTTGTTCTCTCCGGGAGGACTCCTGGACAAGACCCGCGAACTAGGCGCAAAGGTTCGCTTTATGGTAGAGATGCCAGAAGATCACTTCAATCATCGTTACTGGCTCAATGTGTATAACTCAGCAATGTCGGAGCTTGCATTGATCTGTTTCTTGCAGCAACGTTGCGCCAGTTATGCAGAGATGTCGCAATTAGATTGGTTGGCGGAGTCCGGCCACAGGCTTTGGACTGCTGACAAGGAACCTCCGCGTTGCAATTTGAATGCCTATATTGCGGAGTTGGAGCGCAAAGTTCAGGACTCTCGACCTGCGATTTGGACGGAGAAGGAATCAACCAGCTGACAAGTAAATCTCTTCCCTTTATCACAGCAGTGGAAGAGAATCGTATCCAGCAACTTTCAATCAAGGTAAACAAGGAATCAAGAAGATGCGCAAAAACCTTTACGCACCACCGACTATCCCTGTGCTTTCAGAGTACCCGTATTTTGAGGCTATTGCTGTAGATGGTCAGGACTTCTCCTCTGGCCGTCCCGCAATCAAACCTGGTCAACTGGTCATTCTGGAGTTTGGGACTTCTCAGATTACCGTCCACGACCCCAAGATGCCGTCCAACAGCGAGAATGTCAAGCTTGGCTACATTCTCTACACTTATGGCTTCTACAAAGAGGAGTTGGCAGTGCAGATGGCAGATGCGCTGCGGACAGGTCATGTCGTTGCTGGCAAGAACAAGACTGTCAATCCTGACGTCAACTTCCTTATTCTCCGCATCGACCTCGACAAGAAGGCCAAGACCTCCGTTTGCTCTGCTTGTGGTAAGAAGTGGCTCACAGTTCTGAGCAATGCTGATCAGAAGTCTCATTTGCAATGGCATAAAGATCACCGTGGCTAGGCCCAGGGACAGGTTTGGCCGTTTTATTAAGCAGCGCGGTTGGTATATCAATGAGAAGGGTTACCCGCGATACTCTGCTGGTAAACATCGCGGTCGATATGTTCACCGCGTCAAGATGGAGCGGAAGCTAGGCAGGAAGCTAAGGAAGGATGAGGACGTTCATCACCGTAACAAGAACAAGCTCGACTTCCGATTGCGCAACCTAGAAGTGGCGGACAAAGATATGCACGGCTGGTACAGCAGTAAGCAGTATTGGTTTATGCGGCAGAAGGACAAGAAGGAGAAGGACAGATGGGACGGCTACTTCAAGGCGCAAGCCGCAAACGCGTAGATGGCGTAAGCAATGTCCTGACTGTATTTGGTTTAGCAGATGGCATAGATATCCAGGAAGGGATGGCGGCTTATGAACGTTATCACAAGACTATGCGCAGGATTGCTTATGATTGGGGCTATGATATGGAGCAGATTGTCGGAGCATTCTGCGCACTTTCACCGAATAATGATTGGATTGGTAATCTGCGCTCTCTTGTTACTGTGCTCAAGGCTCATCGTCTTGGCATCAGTCCTGATCGCGTTGTCACGTCCACGTATAATGCCTGCAAGTCCAGAGCTTGGAAATGCCTGGGAGCGGAGCATTTCTTGGATTTTACGCGTGGCCCTAAAACTCGGAATTTCTATACCAACATCTATTGCCCGGAGGAGAATCATTCAGTAACCATAGATGGGCATATGTACGGAGTCTGGTTGGGCAAGAGAATGACGATGAAGGCAGTCGCAGAACAGAGGTTCAACTACAATGAAGTGGCGCATGATTTTCGCACAGCAGCGTTTCATATTGGCATCCGTCCCAATCAAGTTCAGGCTGTATGCTGGTTCACGTGGAAACGTATTCACAAGGTTCTGTTCAAGGAGCAATTGGGCTTATTTGCTTCAGGCGACCAATGGGGACTCCTTCAAGACCCGGAGCTGATTGAACCCTTCCCTTTCAAGGGAGACAGCCAATGAAATGGATTGTCGTTTGTACCTTACAACGCGGTGTACTCGACCCGCCAGAACCTCTGACGGAGGAAGAGAATCTGGTTGTTGATCAGAACATATGGGCCCAAGATGAAGCTCGCAAGCAACCACAGCCTTGGTGGGAGCGGTGCGAATTTAAATTACGAGAGGAGAAGTAATATGTTTGGAATGGGGGAGCAAATGTTGAGGAAGATGTTCAGGCATAAAGAGCTAGGGTGGAAGGAAACTGGGGAGAAGTTTACTCGCTTTGG